CTTCTTTATACAATGCGCCATTACCTTTTTAAATAGTATGATCGACGAGACCATCATCACCGCGCATCACAACGCTTTGACCCCAGAGCTGCGTGAGTACTTAAATCAGCGACACATCGCTGACGACATTATTGATACATTAAAGATTGGCTTTGCCAAGCTTAATGGCTTCTACTGGCTCACCTTCCCTATTCTGGACGAGGATGGAAAGTGCGTCTTTTTGAAGTTAAAGCGTCCTCCCGAAGCTCCAGACGATCAAGCAAAGGGAATGACTTACCCCTCTGGAGCGGAGGCAACTCTATATCCACTTCCTTACCTAACGGAGCAACCAGATGGATTTGTATTGGCCGAGGGCGAACCGGACGTCTGCGCATTGATGTCACATGGTATCACAGCACTATGTTCTACGCACGGGTGCGGGACCTGGAACGAAGAATGGTGTGAGTGGTTCCCGCACGATGCGAAGATCATCCTAGCCTACGATATGGACGATGCGGGCAAGGCTGGCCAAGAAAAGGTCATAGCAATGTTTAAAGACAAGCGACCAGACATCCATATTGGAATACTGGACTGGCACAAGTGCTTTGCTAAATGGGGTAACGATGTAACCGACTGGTTCATGCACCCCATGTTATGGCACGACGAAAATGGAAAATGTCCTAAATGCGATTCCTCCTCTACAGATGACGAAAGCTAAAATCGAGCACGTTCGGCGTGACTCCGAAGGTAATGTGGTCGAAATCCACATCCGTGAAACTGTCTCGCGTGAGACTGTAGCAAAAGAATTCCCAGAACTACTTCCCCTCTTAAAGCCACATGGTTAATCACGCGTCTCTATTCAGTGGCATAGGGGGATTCGATCTAGCAGCCAGTTGGATGGGATGGGAAAACGTATTCCAATCAGAAATTGACCCTTTTTGCAACCAAGTTTTAGAGCACCATTTCCCTACCACCACTAGATATGAAGACATCCGCAACATCGACGGCACAGAATGGAGAGGACAAATCGACATCCTCACAGGGGGGTTCCCCTGCCAACCTTTCTCCGCAGCAGGTAAAAGAAGAGGCACAGATGACAACCGCTTCCTCTGGCCGGAAATGCTACGAATTATTTGCGAAGTCCGACCAACATGGATTGTCGCTGAAAATGTGCGTGGTATCACTTCTATTGAACAGGGAATGGTATTCGAGCGCGTGTGCTCTGAATTGGAAGAAAATGAATACGAAGTCCAACCGTTTTGTATTCCAGCTTGCAGCGTCCAAGCCCCACATAAGCGGGAAAGAATCTGGTTTATTGCCCACTACACAGGCAAGAGATTGGAAGGGGCAACAGGGGAGAGCTTACAAAGGGGAATGTTACGACCTCCCAGGGAGGCTTCGCCAGATGATACCAACGCCATCGGCACGAGACTGGAAGGGGGGAGCAAAGATGGGGAGAGACACGGTAGACAGTCTTGTGGAGATGGGAGCGACGAAGGGGCAAGATGGAGTGAAAACTGGCTTGAAGCTGCTACCCGGCTTTGCCGCGTGGATGATGGGCTACCCAGAGAACTACACGGAATTACCGTTCCTCGATGGAGAAAAGAATCTATCAAAGCCTACGGAAACTCAATCGTCCCCCAAGTCGCATACCAAATTTTCCAATCTATTCCCGCACTAAACAATGGATGAGCAAGGCGATAAATTTATGAGCATGGTAAGCTGGCTACCATATAACCCCGTAATCGGGAGCAGGGACATCCCTACGCTCACGAAAGCTGAATCAGAAATGGGGATAAATGAGTGGCGCGCATCCATAAAAGAGCAATTCCCAGAGCTGATGATGGCAGCAGAAATCTGTATGAGCGTGCTGGGGCAGCTACTTATTCACGATGTACGCAACTGTACAGCGCTTATTCTCATAGATGCACCGTCTTCCGGAAAAACGATATGCCTCAATTTCTTTAATGAAATGGAGACGCTTACGTACTCTACGGACAACTTCACACCGGCGGCGTTCGTATCCTGTATCGCGGGTAAGACCCAAAAGCAATTAGAGAAAATCGACCTCTTACCACGCGTAAAAGGGAAGATGATGATTGTTAGGGAAATGTCCTCTATAATGGGAGAGAACGAAGATAGGCTTCGAGAACGGCTGGGTCTTTTGACACGCGTATTAGACGGAGAAGGTCTTGAACTCGATACGGGGGTACACGGAAAACGTGGATACAAGGGTGATTATGTATTTCATTTTTTAGGCGCCTCAACCCCATTTCCACTTCGGGTGTGGAAGGTAGCAGGAGGATTTGGACACCGGATGTTCTTTCTGAATCTAAACACTGCGCAGGTGGGGGAGGATGAACTTCTGGCACAATTACAGGGGAGTTCCTTTAAGGTTAAAGAAACATTGTGTAGGGACGCAACCCAAACATTTGTGCGTAACCTATGGGAAAAGAACCCCCAGGGTGTTGAGTGGGAACAGAGCAAAGATGATGTGGAAGCGCTAAAGTTGATAAGTAAACTTGCCTTGTTTAGTAGACAATTCCGTGGTGAAATCATAACCTTTAAGGAGTGGAGCGAGGACGCAGGAGGCAAAGCATTCACGCATGTACAGCCTACAATCGAGGCACCACGCAGAATCGCTCAAACCATGTATAACCTCTGTAGAGGGCATGCAGTCATCTGTGGACGTACTCACATCAACCAAGACGATCTTATAGCTGCCGTACCTGTAGTGCTCTCATCAGCACCAAACCCCAGACCTAAAATTATGATTGAGCTTATCAAAAACAATGGTGAGCTATCAGTTGAACAGATAATGAAATTCGCACATTTAGGAAAAGAGACAGCCAAAAAAGAAATGCACATGCTCTCCGGACTGGATGTATGTAGAGCGGAGTTGGCTAAAGAAGAGGAAGAAACAGAGATTGCGGGCATACCCGTGACATCTGTAGTAGGCACAAAGAAAAATATGCTGTACATCCATGACGACTTTAAGTGGATGTGTGAAGGCGAATTCCTCGCGGTACTAGACAAAATGAATCTACTACGTTAGCATTTGTACACTATTCACCACCAACACATCATGCCAACACTTGGATGCGAATTAGATAAGAGAGACGACAGAGACTACAGCTACAGCGACATTATGTACAAAGTAGTCACACCAAAAAAGATAAACTACATGGGTAAAATGGGACCAATAAAGAATCAGAAGCGTAGAGGCGCTTGTGTTGCTTTCGCTACATGTGCACCAAAAGAGTTTCAGGAGAACAAACAACCCTGGAATAAGGGGCCAATGGATTTGAGTGAAGAGTTTATCTACAGACAAATCAGAATCAAGGGATTGGGCGGAGCGTACCCACGAGAAGCCATGAAATTGCTGGTGAAGCGTGGAGTGTGTAGAGAGGGGTTAATGCCTTACAATGACCGTATAACATCCGATTCGCAGGAGAAACCTTTTACTCTGCGTAAGTACCGTCGTGCGGTTGGCAATGCTCGCAAACATCGGGCGCAGGGGTATGTTCGCTTGAACTCACTTGCGCAGATTAAAGAGAGTCTTGTTGTGAATGGTCCATGCTTACTTGGTCTATCCTGGCTGTCTGGCTGGCTCAATTTGCGTAACGCAAAGAGCGTCGGCGGGTTTCCCGTCCTCCATTCTAGTGAGGGTGAAGTGGTAGGAGGTCATGCGATCTGTATTGTGGGTTACGACGACACCAAGCGTGTATTCATAATCCGCAATTCTTGGGGTACTTCATGGGGGAGAAAAGGGTACGCCCTTCTCTCCTATGATGCCCTTGGTCGCAATTATGACGCTTGGGCCACTTTTGACTGGACTAACCCTCTTGTAAAATGAGCGCAGATAAAATCAACCCACAGCACTACAGGGGCCATCCTTCTGGGGTTGAGTGCATCACTATCACGAAGCACTTCAATTTCTGCTTAGGGAACGCTATTAAGTACATTTGGCGAGCGGGACATAATGGGAAAACAATAGAAGATTTATCCAAGGCTATCTGGTATTTAGAGTGCGAAAAAGCCCGCCTCGCTGACCTACAGGACAATGGAAGCAGTTAAAGAACCAGAAACAGTCGGCATGATGCGTCTTTTAAATGACCGCCCAGACCTCAAAAAAGAGGAATTGGAGGAATATGTGGGCCTTAATGTAAAGATGGATAAGCTTTTGGAGGAGAAAAAAGACCTCCAATTACGCGCAAATGGCCTCCATAAGACCCCAAAAGACCAACGAGAAGGTCGATTGGAGGCGTCCCAGGGGCGTGAAAAAGCCATTGTAAATGAG